ACAACGGACTTAACGAGCATTGCCGCAGTCTGGCCGATTGACGGAATCTTTTACCTCGACTCCTGGTCATGGGCACCGCGTGGCGCTCTGACCACCCGAGAAAGAGCTAACCGCACACGGTTTCAGCCATGGGAAAAATCCGGCCATGTGATCGTGACTGATGGCGAGGTGATCGATTACACGCAGATTCAACGGCACATAGAAGACATGGCAACGCGATATAACATCCGCGAAATAGCAGTGGACAAGTGGAACAGTGTTGCGCTTTCAAATCAGTTGCAATCGGAAGGCCACACGGTGGTGGCATTCCCACAGGGTTTCGCCTCGATGTCACCAGCCAGCAAAGATTTCGAGGCACTGGTTAGTTCAGGCAAAGTTCGCATCCGCAAAAATCCGCTGTACCGCTGGGCATTCACCAATGTCTCGATGGTTCAAGATCCGGCTGGCAATGTCCGACCGGACAAATCCAAGAGCGGTGACAAGATCGATCCAGTGATCGCATCCGTGATGAGCATGGCCAGAGCGCGGCACCATGAGGCATCGAGCCGGTCGGGCTATGAATCCGGCGGGCTAATGGTTCTCTGAGTTCGTCTGGTTTCCCAGAATCGAGGAATATGGCAGACAGCATCCTAAAGCGAATTGGCAAAAGTATTTCCAGCCTGTTGGGCGCTGGTCAGCGTGGCCGTCCGCTAGTGCTGAACGACTACAACGCAATTGAGCAAACTTGGAATGGCCGACCGGGTGCGATGGACTACCTCGGCATACCAGCGGTGCTGGCCGGTTTGCGGCTGATTTCAGAAACCGTGGGTGGTCTACCTCTGCACTTGTACCACCGCCAGGTCGATGGCGGCAGAAACCGAGCCGAAGACCGCAACGAGGCGGACGTTTGGAAGTACAACGAAAACCGCAACGAAATGGAAATCAGGTCTAGCCTGATATTCCAAATGCTAGTCCATGGTGTCGCCTACGCTCGGATCTCTCGGATTGATGGTGGCGCAAGAAATCTTCAAGAGATCTCCGCCGACTACATCATCGAGAAGACCGACGACATTTTGGGAAAGAAGTTCTACGGAATCAAATCGGATCCCTACGCTAACGACGCGGACACGTGGGTTTCCGAGGCGGACATGTTCGTCTTGCGTGGGACATTCAACGGCAACAGCCTGCTGGACCTATGCCGCAATTCACTGGAACTGACCAAGGCGGCACAGGACTACGGCAGCACTTTGTACGCCAATGGCGCAAGGCCATCTGGTGTGCTGACTCATCCGGGTAAACTATCCGACGATGCGCGCCGCCGCCTGCGCAGCGATTTCGAGAAACTGCACACCGGGTTGGCCAATGCTGGCCGCATTGCCGTACTAGAAGAAGGCCTGACGTTCACTCCAACCAGCACATCGCCTGAAGATGCGCAGACAATCCAGACCCGCGAATTCCAAGTTCGTGAGGTGTGCAGAATATTCGGCATCCCACCGGCCAAGATGGGTTTGGGCGGCGGCGGCGAGAGCATCGAGGCGCAGAACATCCAGTTCCTAACCGACTGCATTCAGCCGCATTTGATCCGGGTTGAGCAGGAAGCCAACCGTAAGTTGGTGCGTGAGCATGAATGGGGTTGGTACACATGGGAACACAGCGTGGAAGGTTTACTCCGCGCGGACATTCTCACTCGTTACAAGTCATACTCAATCGGTCGCAACTGGGGCTGGTTGTCGGTCAATCAGATTCGCAAGCTGGAATCCTGGGACCCAATCCCTGGCGGGGATACATTCCTAAGTCCGACGAACATGCAACCGCTAACGGACACCGCTCCTGGTGCGCGTGCGCCGGCGGGCGATCAACCAGTTGACTCAGTTGACCAGTTCCTATCTGATCCACAACCAGTACAGCAACCGCCAACACCTACGGCAGATACTAACCAGCAGTCCACCCAAGACATTGCGTCTATGGCGCTCAATGGCGCACAGGTCACAGCGCTGGTTGATCTGGCACTAAAGGTAACAGCGGGACTTCTACAGAAAGAAGCCGCATTGGCTTTGGCCCAAGCGGCGTTCCCATCAATACCGCAAGCAACGCTCGATAAGATTTTCGGCAACATCCTGCCGCTATCGCCGGCTCAACTTGATGCCGGGCAACAAGCAGTGAGCCAGATGAATGGCTGAGTCCTCGTGGGATGGGATCTTGCTGGTTCTTGGTGAAGCGCGAACGCCGCGCCGGTTGCCTCCGGGTCCACCACAACAGCCGCCGATTCACATGTCGTTCCAAGACATGATTTCGACAGATACGGAAAACACCGAGACTGGCCGCATCCGTAGGTTCAGCGAAAGAGGAGAGTTCCGATGCCAACCGCCGGAATAGAGATCGAGCGCCGCGTCGGCAGCATTGCCGAGGTGGAGAGTGAAGGCAACAAGCTGCACGGATACGCCGCAGTATTTAATCAGCCGAGTGAAAACCTTGGCGGGTTCCGTGAGTTCATCGCACCAGGAGCATTCAAGCGAACGCTTGATTCCAACGAGGATGTGCGTGCGCTGCTGGATCACGACACGCGGTTGGTGCTAGGTAGACGATCCGCTGGCACGCTACGCCTTCACGAGGATACCAGAGGCTTGGCGGTTGAAATCGACCTACCATCGACCAGCTATGCCAAAGATGCCGCAGAACTAATCAGGCGCGGCGATGTGTCGCAAATGTCTTTTGGCTTCACCATCTCGAAAGGTGATGACGAGTGGTTGCCTCCTGAAGGCGATGAGCCATTACGCCGCAGGATTGTTCGGCACGCCAACCTGATGGAGGTTTCGGTAGTGTCCATCCCGGCCTATCCGCAGACAGAAGTTGGCCTGCGGTCATTGTCCCGCTTTTTGTTGAGTCGGAACACAAACATCTTACAAGTGATTGGGTTGCGCCGGTTCTGAGTTCGCTTGGTTCTTTAGTTTTGGTTTCATGTGATTCACACACAGGAGAATAGCAGATGAATAAGATCGTGATTTCAAAAGCCACTCGCGAAGAACTGCTTGAAGCACGTTCCGCATTGATGGCGCAACTAACCGGAATGCAAGAGCGACAACTCACACCCGAAGAACAAGCCGCATTTGATGCGCTGGTCGCACAGGTGAACGAGATTGATGCGAAGGTCGTAACTTTGGAGGCTGAACTCATGGCTGATCCCGCTGCCGATCCTGGTGAAGGTTCAGTAGAGCAGGCATCTGCTCGGTCAATTCCAGCTTTGAATCAACTACCCAAGCCGCCAGCCGCAAGCGAGCCGGTGTATGTGAACACTCCGGTGCCGAACATTGTTCGTGACCTAAATGATCGCCGCGCCATTCGCAACCGCGACATGGCTTTGCGCGGTTGGGCACTTCAGCCAACCGGTCTTTGCACCGCTGACCATGTCCGCGCTGCCAACGAGATCGGGTTCAACCTGAACAACAAGGTGCTGAACCTGCGACTCAACGAGAATCCCGGCAAGGAAACTCGCGCGCAATCGACCAGCGGCACCGCTGGTGGTTACCTAGTTCCAACCGATCTGATTCGTTCGCTGGAACAGGCTTTGGCCTACACCTGCCCGATTCGCCAATTCGCCCAGGTGATTCGCACGGCAAGCGGAAACCCAATCGACATTCCAACCGTGGACGATACCAGCAACACCGGTGAACTGGTGGCTGAGAATGTCGCCTATGCCGCGCAGGATGTGACCTTCTCCAAGGTCACACTCAACGCCTACAAGTTCACCAGCAAGCTGGTTTTGGCCAGCCTGGAGTTGTTGCAAGATAGCGCCATCAATGTTGGCGAAATCCTAGGCAACTTGCTGGGTGAGCGCATCGGTCGAAGCCAACTGGGTTTCTTCAGCACAGGCACTGGTTCCAGCCAACCGCAAGGTGCTGTGACTGGTTCCGCCGCTGGTGTGACCGCAGCGAGCGCAACCGCCATTGCCGTGGACGACCTGCTCGGGTTGGTCCACTCGGTGGATCGCGGCTATCGTGACGCTGGCGCGTTCATGATGCATGACAACATTCTGCTTGCCATCCGCAAGCTGAAGGACAGTTACGGCCAACCAGTCTTCACCCAAAGCTACATCGTGGGTGAACCTGACAGGCTGTTCGGCTATCCAGTTGTGATCAACAACAGCATGGCATCCAGTGTTGCCACAACCGCCAAAACCATCCTGTTTGGCGACTGGTCAAAATTCATCATCCGCGATGCTCTGGATATCCAGTTGGTGCGCAGTGATGAGAGGTATATGGAATACGGCCAAAGCGCTTTTGTCGCTCTTGCTCGGTCTGATTCTAAGGTCACAATTTCCAGTGCCCTGAAGCGCCTTACCCAGGCCTAATCCCGCAATTGGGACCGGGCTAATCTGACCGGTCCGGCGGGATTCCGCTGGACCGGTTTTATTTGTGGAGGTACTGAATATGCCTGTGGAAGTAGTACTGCTTGAAGCGCTCGCCAATTCCGTTACAGCATGGATGCCTGGGGAACTGTTCCCATGCTTTGATCAGGTCGAAGCCGATAGGATGGTTGAGCGAGGTTTGGCCATCCATGTGGCTAGCAATGGCGCCAATCCCGAGCCTGATGCCGAGACGACAAACGAGGAAGCGCCGAAGACCAAAAAACGCAAGTGAGGTGACCATGTTCCTTGAACGGATCACCGCGCCGGCCAGCGAACCGGTCACTCTGGCTGAAGCCAAAGCGCACATCCGAGTTGATAACTCGGACGATGACACGCTGATTTCGGCGCTGATTTCCACCGCTCGTGATCATGTCGAGCGCACCACACGGTTGGCGCTGATCCGCCAGCAATGGCGGATGCGGTTGGAGGACTTCCCAGCCGATGGCGCTGATATCGAGATCATGCGCCGGCCAATGATCACAACATCGGGAACCTACTCACCGGTTATCAGCTACTACAACCCTGACGATGTGACAACCACATCGTGGACTCTGACCGATGAAGAATTTTTAGCCTACAACAGCAACCCACCGGTCCTGTCCGTCTGGGGAATCGCTGGCTGGCCTACGCTCGACAGCGAGCGCAAATACCCGGTAGAGGTCACTTTTTACGCGGGCTTTGGCACGACCGGCGCAGATGTGCCTGGTCCAATCAAGCAAGCCATTTTGTTGTTAGTCGGCAACTGGTACATCAGGCGTGAAGCCGCCAGCCAGGAGGCAGGCTTGCCGGTTCCTTACGCCGTGGAAAGTCTTCTCTCTCTGTATGACAGCGGGGAATACCAGTGATCCCAGCCGGCAGAATGCGGCACCGTGTGGTTGTGCAGTCGCCAACTGCGACCGTGGACAGCTACGGCCAAGAGACAATCACCTGGACAACTGTCCTGACTGTGTGGTCCGAGATGATTGGCCGTGGCGGTGGAACACAGGCCACAGTCAACAAAGGCCAAGTAACTTTAGGTCACACGGTGCGGATCCGCTACGCCAGCGCACTAGCCAACATGGATGAGACTTGGCGGTTACTGTTGGGTTCCCGAGTGCTGGAAATCTCCAGTATCACCAATGTGGATTACCTCAACGAGATACTAGAAATAACCTGCTCGGAAGAGGTGGTTTAGTGGCCGATTTCGGCTACAAACTTGAATTTAATGGTGCGGACAAACTGATCCGCACAGTGTTGGAGTTCCCGAAAAAGAAACAGCAAGTCTTTCGGTCAGTGGCGCGGGAGATTGGCAGGGTGCTGATACCTGCAATTCGGTCGAGCATCAAGGCGCGTGTAGGCATTAACCGCTTGAAGGCGGCTGGCAAACCAAGTCGCCTGTCTAAATTCATAGCCGCCGCCGGCAAAGAGGCGCAGCAGTATCAGAAAAAACTTAAAAAGATCCTGAAGCCACACTCCGCAATTGCCAGAAAGGCCAGCCGCCGCGCCATGAAAGTGGCCAGCAAATACGGCAACAAAATTTCCAAGGCGGTGCGCAAAGATGCTGACAAGCTGATGCGCGAGGTGTTCAACGAGTTCGGCATCAGGATCAAACGCAAACCCAAACCACCGGCGGTTAAACCAGAAAAGCCGAAGGCGATTCAGCAGGCCAAACCGGAACAGCCTAAACGCGGCAGGCCAAGGAAATTGGTCACGGTTAAAAAGCGCACCTACTCTGTTGAACAAATTAGAAAAATGATCAGCACACCGGAAGAGCGCGAGTTGCTGCGATTTGCAGTCACAACCAAAGGCGCATTTGGCACACGCAATAACACGGTCACGGAAGTTGGCCAGACCGGCGCTTTGGCACGGTCCATCGGTGTCAAGGTTCACATGGCCAAACCTCAATCGGTTGCGCGCTCGGCAGCGGATGGCCGGGTGATTGGCGGTAGCGGTATCAACCCGCGTGGCATGGCCAGCGGTGCAGAATGGAAAAACGCCAAGTGGAAACGAACATCGAGCGGCAGGGTGCTGTGCATTGTCGGACCGCGCTCTGGCTACAAGGTCACAGCATGGAATCCATTTATAAACAAACTGGTAACGCACGATCCCAAACAATATGCCTGGTGGCTTGAGAAAGGTCACATCCTGAAGGTTCGTGGAGCAAACACTGGCAAGAGCGTGAAACCTTACCCGTTCATGCGGCCAGCATTCGCAGCAACTCAAGGCCAAGTTAGAACACTGGTGAGAAACAAACTGCGTGACCAAGTCGCTAAGCTGTTGGCTTCACGATAGGAGAGAACCATGTCCGTATTCGGCAAGGCTATCCGAACGTATTTGACCGGACAAACTGGTTATGCCGCAACTATCCCTGGTGGTATTTCGCCAGAGATTGCGCCAGCCGGTTCAACTCTGCCATTCATCGTGTACACCGGCAGCGAAGATACACCGGTTTTGCGCCTCGATGGAACAACAGTTGCACGGCAAGCCAGCGTGAACTTAGTCGTGACTGCTGAGACTCGCAGCGAATGCGAGTCTGTGACCGCATGGCTACGCACCCAGTTGGAACAGGGAACTTGGGTTGGCCTAACCAATCCAAAAATCTTTTTCTGGCGGGTGATTAGCCAGTCGGATGTATCCGAGGTGATACTCGACGGATCCGATGAGTCCATTCGGTTGGTTAATTTACAAGTAGATGGTGCGTATATCTAAGGAGGTGATTCCATGCCAGATCCAGTGTTTGCCGTTGGCACAACGGCGGCCTATGTGCCGGTTGCTGGCGGCTCATCCGTCACCATGACCGGACTGACCGCCATTGGTGGCAACACCAAACAAAGAGCCGTGGCCGATATTACTTTGTTAAGTGAAACCACCATGAAACGCCGGCCTGTGCGGACCGATCCCGGCACCGTCCAGTTCACGTTTCAGCTACAGGACACGGCAACCGCAACCAACGAATGGACAGGCCTGAACACCATCCTGGTTGCCGGCACACTAATCACGGTCACGGTGAACATGCCTGGCGCTTTTGATTCTACACCGCTGTATACCTTTAGTGGTTTTATCAGCGAGCTAACCACGCCAGAATTAGGTGCCAACGATACGACGGTTACCTACACAGCAACCCTAACGCTGACCGCCTAAAACATGCCAAGCGCAGTTATGGCAGCAGGCACCAAGATTTACACCCGCGCTAGCGGTGTGGGATCCTATGTCGAGTTGCCATATGTGCTTGGTCTGACCGGCAGCACAATCACCAGGTCATTCAGCGACAACACCGCCGCCAGCGAAATGACCTTGTCAAAATACATCGGCAGAGTCGATCCCGGCACCGTTTCAATCACGATGCATCTAGAGGACACGGCAACCGCCAGTAATACCTACAGCGGTTGGCGCGTCGGCCTGACCAATGCCAGTAGCTACGACATTCGTTTCGAAATGCCGTATTTGCCTGCAACACCGCTGCTTGAATTTACTGGCGTGAAACTCACCAGCGTTACCGGAATCGATCTGTCCAGCACTTCCGGTCTAATTACATACACCATCACGTTCCAACTTTAGGAGGCTTTGTGCTGACCCGCGACAGTTTCAAGCCATACGCTCTGCTCAAACGCGAGCGCGTCGAGATCCCAGAGCTAAATGATTTCGTCTATGTCCGCGAGCTTTCCGCAGGCGAAGCGCTGGAGTTTCGCGAGAAAATCAGCGATGGCCAAAAGTTCGAGTCTTTGGTTTTGCCGATGCTGGCCAAAGTCATCGTCGATGAAAAAGGCCAGCAGATCTTCAATCCATCAGATACCGACCTAATCGGTAAATCATTCCCGCTGCATGTCATGGAAACGATTGCGGCAAAAGCACAGCAGTTGTCCGGCCTAGGCGGAACACCGGAAAAAAACTAAGCGCCCAGCGGCGCTTCATGCTGGCGCTGGCCGGTCACTTGGGACGGACAGTCGCAGAACTTGAATCGACGCTGGGAGCTAACGAGCTAAACGATTGGATAGCGCTTGCGCAGCAAGAACCATGGGGACCATACAGGCTGGATACACTCGCAACGCTCGGCTGGTCTTATTCGGTGATGGCAGCGCACTTGAAGGATCCAGCGGAGACGGCACGACGAATATCGCTGCCATGGTGGACGACGAGACCTGCTGACGACGTGCGGCAGGTGACACCCGAGGAAATGCGCCTGGCGCTTTTGTCGCTAGGTGCCAAACCAGTGGAAAGGTCCGATGGCTGAATCGATTTCCAATCTGGCGATATCGGTCGCGCTAGACGGCTCACGAGCCGAAAGCGGACTGAACAAGATCGCTGACAAGGTCGAGGACTTTGGCAAACGGATGTCCACCGTTAGCCAGATTGGCGCGGGATTGGGTTCGGTACTTGGCGCATTTAAGTTTGGAATGTTTGCGGCGGCTGGCGCAGGCGCGGTTGGGATGATGCGAAATCTAGCCAGTAGCGCTAGAGACGCATTATTGGCCAATGAAGAACTACAATTTAGCCAGGTGGCCGACCAAGGTTCGCTGATGCAAGAGCCTAAATGGCTAGGCTCAATGACAGGCCAGATGGCGCTTTTGTCTGAGTCGTGGGACAACCTAATTGTTCGCCTGGCTGAACCATTTGAAGGCGTGATCAAAGAAGGCTTGGCGATCATGCGTGGCGTGTTTGAAGGTTTAGCCGTCACTGCCGAGGAAATTGCCAAGGCATTTGGTTGGGTTCAAGACGATGATGGCAATTTTGAATTTCTGCAAAATGTCTTTAAGGTTGTTCGGGATTACACCATAGATATTGCCAAAGCGCTTACAGGTGGCGTGAAGTATTTCGTCGAAGGCATTGCCAAAGGCATCGATGAGCTACGAAAAATAACCAACCCGGGCGCTCTTAATCAGGCATGGAACGAGGTTTTACTAGATCTCGGATTGCGAAACCGCAAAGAATTCAACGAGGCGATGCGCGGTAACGCTCAGCAATTCAATGACAATGCCGGCGGCGGGCTGGCAAACTTTCAGGCCGGATTAGAAAACTTTGCGGCAAGTCTTGGCAATCTCCAAGGCAATCTGGAGGCGGCTAAAGGTGCAGAAAGAAAGCCGCGCCTAGGTATGGGCAAAGACCAAGCGGCACCAGAAAACATCTTTGCGGCAGCACTGGAACGCGGATCGGCGGCAGAGTGGGAAAGCCGGATGCGTGACCGCTTCAGTTCCCAGGGAAACAACCCGCAAGAAAAGATCGCCGAGAATTCCGACAAGATGGTTTTCATTTTGGGTGAGGTTGCGCGAGGTATTGAGGCAAGCGCTACTAGATTTTTGCCAGGACTGCTGGAATTTGGAAAGGGATTGTAAATGGCATATGTCAGCTTTAAAGAATTGGCTGGCAAATCCGGCTCGGTCAATTCCAGTTTTCAACGCCAGTACACACGGCAATTCCGCATCATCACCGACGATGCGACGGCTGGTCCGTTTTACGCCGGCAGCCATCCCAGCCTGCCGTTAATATTCAGCGTTTATCCAGAAGATGCCAAAGCGTTTTGCGTTTCACTAAGTCCGGTTCAGGACAGCGACAATCCGCTGGCTTGGATCGTAACCGCTCAATATGCCTACGCCATGGATGCTTGGGTAGGTGGTGGAGGTGGCGGCGGCGGTGGTGGCGGTGGTGGAATGATGGCCACCGGTAATCCGCAAATCGACACCCAGCAGAAGGGCCAGCCACCAGCCAGCAGGGTTTCCAATCCGCTTTCGAGACCAAGAGACTACACATTCCAGACGATCAATGTCGGCCAACGTGTGGTTGAAAAAGATGTGGTCACAGACGAGCCAATCGTGAACACGGCTGGCGATCCTATCTCTCCTCCCTACATGATTGACATCCCAGCCATCGCCATCACTATTGGTTTAAACAGCACCAGTGCGCCGGGTGACGGCTGGGTTTCCGCACTTGGAAAAATTAACACCAACACACTGACAATAGGCAGTTGGATAATCGCTGCTAAGCGGGCAAGACTGCGTGGGATTTCAGCAAATTTGGTCTACGAGGAAGGTGTTTCCTACTGGCGATGGTCAATCAATTTTGAAGTGCGTTACAGTTGGACTTGGGATTTGCGGTCGGTCGGACTCGAAGCCAAACAATATGCAAGAGACGCTGCCGGCAACCAGACCACCGTCAAAGGTCCGATCAAAAAGAATGGCAAATACATCACCCAGCCTGTCGGCTTGGATGCTCAAGGATTTGTAGCTGAAAACACCGAAGCGGCTGGAGTCTGGACCGACAACGCTGCGCAATTGTCTTTTGATGTGGTCGCATCAACAACCTTTCCGAGTCCGCTCTAATGCCACCGGAAGTCGGGTTTTCCCTATCCAGCGAATCAGCCGAACGGCTGGCCACCATGCTGCGCGCATTCGAGGGCGGCAGACTGGCACCCAGATTTGGCGGAGGTGATGAAACCTTTATCAGCCAACCGGGTGACGGCATCGACTTTGTCCAGGTCACAGGAACAACCACGCCGGCAGGTGATCACACCGGCAAGATCGTCTGGTGGGATAACACCGCCAACGAATGGCGCACGGACTACACCGAAATCATCATTCGTGAACCTGACGGAAAAACCCTGCCAAACGGCAAATACATCGGCAAATACATGTACACGAAGCTGATCAGTGGGACGACCACCAAAGATGTTTACGTCACAAGTTCAGGACCGATCCTGTCAATTCAGGTGGTGACCGACATCACCTGTGTTTCTGGAGTGCTGACGGTCACTAAGAAAACGCTACACATTCCCGGCGGTAGGTCTACCTAATGGCAGCATCCGCAACGGCAATCGCTGAACCGTTTTCACCGACAACGGCGACGGTGTCTCAGCCGAGCGGAACCGCGACCGCTGGAGCAACAGTTACTAGCGGTGGCGGATCTTTTACCAGCTATAGTTCCAGCGGAACTACTGGTGGAGCAACGGCAACAACTTCAACCGGTTCCAGCACAGCAACCCTTACCTGTTCAAATTGCTGCTCATGCGGTGGCCACCTTTTAAGTTTGTTTGGGCCAAGCGGTTATTGTCCTGGTCTAGCAGATACAAGTGCGCCAATCGAATTAACTATCACCTACACATCGACACCTAGGGCAGCCTATTCCTATTTGGGAACAAAAACTGTATCGGTAAAAGGCACCAGTAATTTAAGCTGGCCATCAAGCATTGTGGGCAACTGCAATTACTACAATGGCCTAGCTCTGGTTGATGAGCTGGGATACTCGCCGTCTTTTTGCTACCCGTCAAGCTGTCAAAATCCTAGTTATAGAGGTACACACATTAGTTTTGATAATTCTTACCCACCTAAAGCTTTTGCAAGTTCTGGATACCAAAGCTACACCTACGCAAATGGGCCAACTTGGTTTGGAATTCAAGCCCCGTTTTATTCAGGTGGTGGATACAGTTATGACAACATCACTCTTACAATTGGAGTTGTTCCAACAGGTCCGAGTTTAAATTTTTATTTTCCAACTCCAGTTGCTCCAACATCCCATTCTTGTTCGCCATTTTCATTGACTTATTCGGGCGAAATTTATTATGTCTCATACAGAACAATCATTGGAATTCCAAATATTACCAAAGGAAATGTCATTGCAGATGTGACAGCTACGGTCACTTTCTAAAATGAACACCAA